GCACGGATGGTGATCCATTTACCGTTGATGAACTCTTTGGTTTCACGCTCAGTACCTGATCCCTTCAATCCAAAGAAGTTATTCTTACCAGAGGTGTGTTTACCATACCCACTCTCTAATGCCCATTGAGCAGCAACAACTTCTGGATACTTAGCTCCAGCATCCTTTGCAGCAGCTTTAACTCCCGCCCAGGTGTTGTCGTAGGTAGTTATAGGTCGCGTTTGTTGAGTAGAGCGGAATGTCATGAACCAACCGGTCCCTTGACCCTCTACTTCCCAACGCTTTAGCCAGTTACGCCAGGTGTACTTAACGCTCTTACCACCACGACCAACAGTGACGTAGCCACCGTTGACGTTATCCATCTCACCGTATGGATCGTGGAAGATACCGTTCTCTCCGTCATCACCAATCAACAGCATCCAGTGACCACCACCAACAGGATTGGATACGTGCCCCTTGTGGAGGATACCAACAGCTACTGGATAGCCAGCTTTAAGTTCATTAAGGAGTGTTTGCTTTGTTCCTTTCTGGTAAAAGGAAGCAAGAACACCGTACTGCTGACAAGCTTTGATTTGACTGGTTGATTGTGTTGTATCACCGTATTTGAGAACTGTTCTCAAGTAATCATCATCTGCATTACTACCCAACAATGCATCAGGACGGAGATACTTGATCGCCATAGCACACGTAGAGCTAAAGCACATCCGATCTCCGTGCCTGGTAGCACTGTCTGTTTGTAGGTAGTACTGCTTAACGTCGAGCAGTACCATGATGTTTACTTAAAGGTATCCTTAATACGTTGGATCTTGTCATCCTCAGTGCGGTGAGCTTTCATAGCTTCAACACCACGAAGGAGAATCTGAACGATGCTGTTCTCACGGAGCTTAGAAGCACCGACAATCTCGGAGCCAATGAAAAGAGCGAAGAATGCAAGTGCCTCATAGGACACTTTGATGCCGAGAATAGTGATCATGATTGATTGCCTGTTGTTAAAGGATTTAAAGGGCTGCGATAATAAATGCAAGAAGCTCTCCGTACCTAACGCTTCTAAGTTCTTTGCGCTCAGCTGGCCGCATCTCCTCGATTGGTGAAACGCCTTCTGGAATATCATTAGGGTCACTGATGACAACTTCTTTGCCTTCGTCCAGATAAAACACGACCCTCGTGTAGCCGTTCTCATCAACAAGACAACGATTGCCGTTGTACTCCCACCATTCGTCTTTGCAGAATACTCCGTAGCCAGAAGCATCCAGACCTTCCAAAGCAAAGGCTTCTTCCAGCTCTTGAGCAATAACGCCGAAATGAATCCTAGCGTTATCGCCTTTTTCGGCTACGGCGTCATTAAACTTAAACGCCTTCAAGAGTCCTTTGACTCGCACAGCCACGCGACGCTCAGCATCAGAAAGATCTCTGATCTGCTGTTTTGTATTGCGGTCTGATACGTTAATTACATTGTTAACGCAGAAAATCTCTTTCCACCTAAGCGAAGCCTCACCTAGGGTATGCTGATTATCTACATAGGGGTCAACAGCAAATTGCCCAGCTCGGTTGTTCAGTATAATGCCAAGTTTGCCTGTAAGAGTTCCAGGGGCAGATAAGTGACGGTATTCAGAAATCCACCACTCACTGGAGCTAAGATACCGACCAGTGGCTCCACCGTGATACGCCTGAGAAAACTTAAGCTGAGCAGATTGTAGTGTAGGAGCCTCTTGAAACTGATAGAAGTTGTGGCGATACTGATCAGATTCAGGAAAAGACCTCCTATTTCTGTAATCATCTACAATACGTAAATAAGTTAGTTGATTCTGCTCGACTGTTCCAGTAGTACCACTTACCCAGCCACCAGAACCTTCAAGCTCGTTGTTCTTTGCTTCTATGACGCCGCTATTGGCTGTGTCAAATTTTGTAGTTCTTGACGCCCTGGTCCTGCAGCCGTCAATAATTACTTTTGCATTATCGGCATAAACAATCGAACCACCGGAATCCAGGTAAGTATTTATACAAGAAATAGGTCCAACAAGCCGCCCAGCAGGTGAAGTTAGATCTCCTACAGCTTTGATGGCACTATTCGTAATATCTTCAAAATCAACACCAACTACACTGACTGGACCAGTCCTTTTGCCGAAGAAAATACCGTCATCAATTCGCTCAATAAGGCCGCCGGAGATTAAAACACCATTAGAGTCATTATTGTCTTTGAATTCGATACCGTAGGTGCCTCGCGTCGGATTACCCCAGATCTTAGGAGAAGTGATCTGAGCTCCGTTCATTGCAGCACCAATACGTATGCCAGCCTGCCCGAAACTTTCAATAGCGTTGGAATCACAATGAACGCCCCAACAATAGGGACCAACATCAATACCGATTTGTAGCGCATTGTAAACGTGACATCCTATGTAGGAATATGGCATACGTTCAATGTATACACCGATATCAGCTTGATTGTTGCAATCTAGAAACAACGGTCCTATATTCGCGTTCCAGCTTCTTGCTCCACCTATATCGTTATAGGTTCCTTTAAGGAAAATCAGCATAGCGGATACAGTTGTAGTCCCTCCGCCTGTATTTGGATAATCAGCACCAACAAAAGATGCAGAAGCTTTAAGCTTTACATTGCAACCATCAAGATTCCGAGGGTTCGCCATTTCGATTGGCGACGAAATAAGGTAAGTGCCAGCTGGGAACCACACAGTAGTTGTAGTGGTTGCAGAATCAACAGCCGCTTGAATAGCAGTCGCAGCGTCATAGGTGCTGGTACCGGCCTTAATAGCAGCGTGCTCGCTCTCTGGAATAAAATCCAACACACTCACCACATCTTGCAGCTTTGATTCAACGGTGCGCTGCTCAGCACCAGAACCGGCTTGTGTAAAGTTTAATTTTGAAGAAACAATGCCAGCTGTATTATTGACATCAGCATTTGTAATAGCACCATCTACAATATTAGCTGATGTTATTCCATTAGCTAAATTTGCTAGATCTCTTGTTTTAGTCATAGTAATTAGATAGAGTTATTTGAGTGGACTTCAACTACATCACCAAGTGTCAATGCTGGTCCAATAATGGAAATTGACGTACCGTTTGTAGCAGAGTAATCTACACCACGTTGAAGTAGTGCGCCGTTAAGGAAAAATTGCTCTCGATTTAAAGTATATTCAAGGAAACTTAAATCGTCACCAGGGACAAGACCGCCAACTGAAGTTTCACCACCAACAGCAGTATATCTCCAGCGTGTAAAATCATAAGAAGCGCTAGGGTTGGCAGCCAGATAATTGACACACCGAACCATTACATTATCACCAGCAGTCAGTGCTACTAAAAATGTTATTTTAGCGCCAGCAGGATCTGGAGTATAGTCCACATTACGCTGTTGTAAAGCCCCATTAAGGTATACTTGCTCTTTACCTGATTGATATTCAAGTACTGGTCCAATCGTACCAAGTACAGTTTCACCACCAAGAGCAATATAAGACCAGTTGGTATAACCAGGAGGACCAGATGCACCTACCTTAGTATCAACATAAAGCTTATTAGCAGCATCAGTATCAGCAGTTGGGTTACTTTGAAGATTGACAATTTTATAGCCACCCATGTCAAGGTTACCAACCATTGTGTTGGAACCATCTGTTTGGACAGCATACTGATCTAATTCTTGGACAACATAAAGTGTTTGATTAAAGTTATCATTTAGATCAACTGCACGGATAGCTGAGCCAGATACAAAGGTAGCAGCAAGATTTTCTCTATCAGTATTACGATAAACACGAATGGTACTACCAATAGCAGGAGCACTGCTAAATGTGATGATCTTAGTTGAGTTATCAATAGTGAATGCACTTGTTGCTGCACCATTGATAGTAATCAAGACATCACTTTCTTCCAGATAAGGAAACGGAATCGGACCAAATGTAACTCCGCCGGTCCCTGTGTATGTAATTTCAGTTAAAGCCATGGTTACATTTAGTAAGACATTGTTTGTTTCATATCATTGAGGAACTGCTGTGCTCCGTCAAGGTCACCAACTTTCATAAAGTTTTCAAGTACTTCGTTTTGATAAGTCTTCTGATAGACACCATCACGATTAGAGAGGTTTGCCTCAGCCATACGCATAGAAGAACGTAGAGCTGAATCTAGATAATAATGAATCTGTCTAAAGTCCTTAAGATTAGGAGCCATGTTCATATCACGTGCTTTCTTAAATTCCTTGCGGAATTCTTTAGCATCTTGACTAGCCATGACTTGACGAATAGCATCTCTAAAGTAGCCCTGTTCACCCATGATGTTCATGACTTCAGAACGTTCCTCATTGGTGTAGTCAACACCACGTCCATTAGTACGTAGTGTAGGACGGCCATCATATTCGATGTCAATAAGGAACTGCTTTTCAGGAGAGATAGCATCACTAACTTTCCATGGAAAATAATTGTTCCAAATACGAGTCCAGAAGTTAGAAGGTTCACCAATACGACCACCATCAATCCAATCGTACTTGTCAGGAAGCTTAGCCTTCAGTATAGGGTTGCGATTAGCAAGAAGGTCATAGAAGTTGTTCTCCAGTTCTTTCTTAGCTGGCATCATAAGACGTGCAAACTCAGCCATTAGACTAGAACCAGGCATGACTGCACTAGATGCAAAAGAAGAAGTCCAACGGTTAATAGCACCAACATCACCACGAACAACGTCATTAAGAGGCTCAAGAGCAGCCAACATAGACTTGTCAGTGATAGTAGCGCTAAGGACGAAACCAGCCACACGCAGACTCTCTTCAAGATCAGCTGTATTGAGGCTATCGAAGTTATCCATAATGGTAGCAGTCAAACCCAGCCAATCACTTACACCAGGAATACCATCATAGCTAACCCACTCACCACCAGGAAGACGAATTGAACGCTTCTGCCAACCAGCTTCATTGCGCACACGCTGCTTCTCTTTATCATAATGACCATCACTAGTAAGACGATCAGCCATAAAGAGACCAACAGCTCCCATTACCGCTAGCATTCCGATAGCTTTACGTCCTTTTAGTTCAGCACGAATGTTGTCATAAGCGTACTTAGCATTATCCGGTGTAGCTTTAATGCCTCGTTGTGCAAGAAGCTCGGTTACCATATCCTGTGGCATCTCAGCAAATGGTTTCTCAAAAGCATGGAGATCTTTAACGAAAGGCATAACACCAGTAGGACTAAACGACCCCGAATATGACATTAAATTCAACGGAGTCTTAGTAAACAAAAGGAATGGTTTGATGATAGGGACATTACGAATGAGAGAAGATAACCCGTCATTAACAAAGTTATCGAGACTCATCGAAATCTCACCAGAAGCATAACGCACTGCTGAATCAGTAATGTTATCACTTTCATCAAAAAATGATTGATAAACTTTTTGGGCGTAATCATCCGCTTGTTTACCAACTAAATCTAGAGATCCTCCTTTTGTAATTTCATTCCATGCCCTACCACGTGCTTCCCAGTTAGCAACAACAGCTTGAGTAAAGCCGTCAAATGCTTGCATACCACGCTGACCAAAGCGCAACCAAGGATGGTTAGCTAAGTCATTCATTTCCTCAATCATGGAAACCATTACTTGAGGACCATACTCACCTGCTTTAGCTTTAGAATCTGCAAAGCTACGTAGGATTTGAAGCTGACTATCCTCAGCAACACCAGTAGCTTCACGTAGATCCATAACATATGGGTCTGTAGCAGAACGTTTGAACACTTGATTCATGTATTCAAAACCTTTATTCAAGGTATCCCAAGCAGCTGAATATTGGAACCACGCTTGACGCATAGTTTTATGATCACCAAGGATCATTGCACCAGCAGTATGAGCAACTGGTTTGATAGCAAGTAGGGCGACGTTAGATAGACCAGCTATAAGCGGCGTACCAATAGCAGAAAGTGTAGAGTTATAAACGTTAGACCAGAAGCCTTTCATTACAGCTGAAGGAATCTCAGCCTGACCATCTACAATAGCTTTACTAAATACACCAGTACTATTCTTAACATAGTTGTTAAGCTTAGTAATTGTATCTACCTTACCGTCAGTAACCTCATAAGCAAGAAGAAGAGGCTTGAGAAGTTCAGGATTCTGAGCTTTAACTTCACGCAAAGTATTAACAGTGCGCTTAGCTTCAGCTTGAATCTGAGCAGCCTTTTCAAGATATGCTTCAGGACTCATGTCACCACTCTTTAGCATGGTACGAGCACGAGCAAGCATACCTTTACCATAAGCTTCACTACCCTTATCGGTAAGACGATTCCAAAGATTAAGCATATTAAGAGCACGACCCCTTGCATAAGAAGTCATACCCTTTTGTGCCATCAAATACTCAAGACGATCAAGGATCTGTTCTTGTGCTCGATCAACAGCAGCAGTACCGTCCATAAGACGCATACCCTGAGACATATCAGAGACTTGACCAGCAAATGAAGTACCGACATATGCCTGTGCCTTCATTACATCCATGTCATTGAAATCACCAAGCAGTTGCTTAATGGTATCAAAGACAGCGTAGTATCCTTCATCATTAAGGACAGGAATCTTAGTAGACGGATCAGGCATCTGGAAGGCTTTAACAGCCTGCTTAAGCTGAGGAGTATCCATCTTATAGAAATTCATGGCAAGCTCTTCACCTGCACTAGAAATATCTTTAAAGGATAGGTACTTACCTGATACAGTTTTGTACCCGTACTCACCAGCGTCCTTCAGTTGTTCAGCAAGACCACGTGCAATGATTTCAGTACCACCAGATACTTCAAGACCATACTTAAGTGCAGGCTCAGAGACAACGCTACCCACTCGGCCATATGCGGTGTCTACATTACCAGCAATGCGAGCATAGTCAACTGATGCGCCGACAATACCTAAATCATCAACAACACGTGTACCAATCTCTTCGTATC